CCCTTGACTTCGAAGACGGGTTTCGAACTCTTGTTTTCTGGTTTGCTTTCTTTCTTTTGGCACAGCCACATCCCATGATTAAAACCTCCAATCAAATGTACACCAAATATTAGCAGTTGTACTTTTTATTAATAATCATCCTACTTTGGGGAGCCTGTATTTACAAGTAACCCCCTTTGAACATACCGAATAAGAAAACGTGGAAAAAATATAAAGGAATCAAATTGAAAAACGCAAAATTCCTCGCTCTGTTTTTGGCACTGACACTACTATGTTACTTCGTAGCAAGTCCCCAAAACATGATCATGGTGAACGATAGGCCAATAGCCGAACTTTACTCCTCAGATAGCAAAACTGAAGAAGTGTCTGTTAAGAAAAACTACAAAAGAATGGTGGAGCCTGTTGTGGTCATCTATACATTGAGCGGCTCACAGGTGCAGAGTAGTGGCACTGCCTTTGGCATCGCTTATGATAAAAAAGCAGATGAAACTTACTTTTTATCAAATGACCATATTTGTAGCATGCCTATTTTGGGTATTACTTTTGTAGGGGAAAAGTTAAATGACTCTCAGGCTTCGTTCAGATATGATGGAAAACCAGACATGCAGATGACTGTCGTGGATAAAGATCCTGCTAACGATTTGTGTCTATTAAAAGCAGATGGCTCGCACCCAATAGTTAAAATCGATAAAGACACAAAATTAGATGTTGCTGAAAAACTGTACATCGTTGGAGCACCTAATTCTAATGCACCAATCATTTTGGAAACATTCTTTTCGGGATATGTTCCTCGTTCTCAGTTAGGCAGTTTAGGTGAAGGAGAACAGGGTGCCCTTATGGTATCCGAAATGTTACAACCGGGACATAGTGGTAGTCCCATCTACAACAAAAGAGGAGAACTTGTTGGTATTTCCTTTGCTTCTTCGGTGAGAGATAGAGTTGGTCAAAACTCTGTCATGTTCTCATACGGAGGGTTAGGAATCGGAATGCCTGACATTTTGATATTTCTTGAGCGAAACAACATAAAATGATACGGAGTTAATATGTTCGGCAAACTAAAGCTATATGGATTAGCACTATGTGCAGCAATGACACTAACCTCTTGCTCTTCAGACATTGGCGTTGTAGCCAATTACACTGAAGACGTAAGCATCTACGGAGAACCTATTGTTCAAACTGGTGTGGTCTATGATCAAGCAGTAGATATTCTATTCATCGTTGACGAATCAGGTTCAATGAGTGATGACTGGGAAACCTTAGCTGCAACTATGCCAGAGATATATAGTATCCTTATTGGTCCCGAATTCACTGACCTCAAGTGGAGAGTAGGAATCAAATCTACCGACTCCGCTGGAGAAATCTATGGCTGGGTTGATTACAACGATCCTGATGCTCTCCTGAAGCTTATGTCTTTGACCTCTCTTCTTGAAAATCATTACAGAGAGGCAGGGCTCGACAGTGCTCTTGAGACTGTAGCGTGGGATAACTCTGGTTTTGAAAGAGAAGAAGCTGATCTCCTTATTGTATACATCAGCGATGAACCCGACCAGTCCTCTGTCTCTCCAACAGAATACAACACCCTAATGGACCTTGTAAAATCAGGCCCCTTTGAGGTTACCGAGTCGGCAATCGTTGCTACCTATGAAGGTAATCGTTGTGACTCTGCTCAGTTGGGCGTAGGATACCTTGATGTATCAGAAACTGTCGTAGATCTTTGTGATGAAGATTGGTCTGCCGTTCTTGATAGACCTAAGGAGCACTTGCCAACCCTTAATGAGGTATGGCACCTTGATCACCTTCCTCTTCAGATTGATAAGCTTAAAGTGTTCTTAAGCGAAGATGGAAGCAACTCTACTGAATATGATCACTGGAGATACGACGAAAATAGAAACGCTGTCGTTCTTACGGACATTCCAGATTCAGGAGGAGTCCTTACTATCGTTTACACGATTTGAACGCTTCCTTCTAAGAGATTTGCGGCCCTCGTTGGCCGCTTTTTTCTTGCCTGACATTTTACCCAACCTGTCATTCGTGCTATTCATGTAAACCTTGAAGAAACTAACATCAGGTTGGTTTCTTTTCATGATGGTTCCCACTATCATGTTCGCCACATCAATAGCCTTCATGCCCTCTTCCGTTAAGGGATGCACCTTTTTGCCGGAGGTCTTTCTTTCATTGATCTCCTCTACAGCTTCGGTGATTGTCTTCTCATATTTGATATCATGCTCGGCCATATAGTCCCGCCTTAATAGATATAAGCTCCGCTATCAACTTAACTACCTGCTCTTCTTCAAGCTCAGCAGTCACGATGATAGACTTCTTATCAGATTTAGTCTTGATAGAAATGCGTGCCTTGTTCTTTAGTTTATCTTCTTTTATCTCGATGTAACTTTTATCATCCAGTTTTAATTTCATTTTAGCTCACAAATAGGGCGGCCTCGGTTTTTCTTCTTCCTGTCAAATGAGCATTCTCTTTTCCGCCAGCATTGTTGAAAGATACAAACTCTCTTGCAGCTCCCTGAAAATCTCCAGAGTTAAGCTTCTTAAGCATAGATGATCTTGCAAAGTTCCCTCTTCCTATATTGAAGATCAAACTGGTAAGTCCATCAAATTGATTCTGATTTAACTTTGAAGTGACAAGCTGCTGAATAGCTTTGGCAGCAGCGGTAGCATCGCTGACAAGCAACTGCTTCGCTTTAGGCTCTGAGATAGAAGAGAATGATTCCCCTTTCTTAATTACATGACCATACCCAATAGTCATATTACCGAATCCGTCATTGTAAGCTCTAAGCTTCAGCTTTTCATGAGACTTAATGATGTCATAAGCTGACCGGGACGGCTGCATGCCCTTGTTCGGATAGCTTGGCTTCGCTGGCAAAGTGATCTCTTGACCAATCTGTAGCTTATTCCAATTAACCTTAGGGTTGGCGTCCATAATCATCTGATGATATTTTGCATCTCCACCAGACAACGACCACGGATTATCACCTGACTGAATCTTATAAACCTCTTGTGCCAACGCAAAGAAGCCCACCTCAGCCGCCTCTTTCGAGTGGCCAAGATGAGCTAATAGCTTTGCAAGTTTTTGAATCTTCTGGTTCATGTCGCAGACTCCTACGACAAACCTGCTTTATTAGTAAGGATTCTAATTCAAAGTAAAATCGACATTTCCATCATTAAAATCAATGGTAAGGTCAACAACAAGTGGGTCATCAGTATTTGACCTGTATCGACTAACCGGGACTTCTTTCTTTAATTTCTGCTCTTCTTCCCATCGCCTTTGTAGCTCTGGGTCGAAGTCATCATGAATGTAAAGTGGAACTCTCTTCTCTTCGCTCATAGAATCTCCTTAAAGTACTGTCGCTGCGTAAGTAGCAAGTGCGCTACGTTCTCCCTTGAGTAATTTGACGTGACCTGCAAGCTCTGTATCCTTGAATGCCTCAATGATAACGCTTAAGCCAGAATTTTTATGACTGAGCTTAGGTGAGTCAATTTGATCAAGATCGCCAATAAGAACGATTTTGGATCTCTCACCCATTCTTGTCAAGAGGGCCTTCGCCTCATGCCTCGTAATGTTCTGTGCCTCGTCAACAATAAAGATGGTGTCGGGTAGGCTTCGTCCTCTAATGTGAGAGATTGCCTCAATCTCAAGGTGGCCTTTCTGCATCATCAATTCGATGTAATGAAGACCCTTCTTTCTGTACAACACTTCAAGGTTGTCAAAAATCGGCTGAACCCAAGGCGCCATCTTCTCTTCTTTCGTACCGGGCAGGAAACCAATATCGTTACTCGTACTTTCAATCGGTCTGGAAATGATAATCTTCTTATACAATCCCTGCTTATGCTGCGACATGGCAGACGCAATTGCAAGCAAGGTTTTACCACAGCCAGCAATACCGTTCAGAGTTACCAAAGGAATATCTGGGTCAAGAAGCAATTCGAGGGCGATAGTCTGCTCTTTGTTGCGAGGAGTAACTCCTTCAACATTAAACTTGCGCCCTTTCGTGTATTCTAATTTGTCAAGAGTATTGCAGCCGTTAGCAACGCACAGAGCGGTGGACCCCGGAGCAACTAACAGAACTCCCTGGTTAGGAAAGAATTCTACATCTTCAAAATCGAGGTAACCATCTTCATAGAATGCTTCGATTATCTCATTTGAAACTTCAAGCTCAGTAAAGCCTGTGTAACCAGAATCTGTAACCTTTACAGCATCAGCGTCTACTGATTCGGCTTTTAAACCGATTGCATCACATTTCACTCGGAATGCGATATCATTTGAGAGGCATACAACATCAATCTTTTCAGAGAGGTGAAACGCTGTTGAAATAATTCTATTATCTACAGTGTCCTCAAAGATTGGGAGCAGAGCATCGTGCTTAGAAACGACCTTTACGGTCACTCCTTCGTCTACGATGACGCCTTCAAACAGACTACCTTGCTGTCGAAGCTGATCAAGGAATCTATTCACGTAACGTGCATTTTTTCCAACATGATCAGATCGTGTTTTTAGGTTGTCAAGTTCTTGTAGCACTTCCATCGGAATGAGGTGTGTGCAAGATTCAAACTGTTCTAATAGCTTGGGGTTTGAGATTAACGCAGATGTATCAAGAACGTAGTTAATTCTTTTCTCTAAAGGATGATTTTCTAGCATTAAAGCTTATCCTGTTTTTTATATGTTGTTGTTATTCGGTTAGCTCATGTCGATTTCTTCATCCAAAATAGACCATTGTTGGATTAGAACCTCATAATATAGCTCACCTGTTTCTTTATCTTTCTTTAACGTGAGTTCTGGGCCAGCCCACTCACCTATTAGGTCTCCTTCGTACACAACCGCCATTGCCCCCAGACTCGGGTAGTCAACAATATCTAAGTTCATACTATACAACAAATCTACAAAAACATGAGGCAACATCTCTTTTAGTTCAACAGGGTTCAATTCAAGATACATAAGAATATCTTCAAGCCAAGAATCTCTAAGCTCATCTATATCTTCTTGATAATTAAACCTGTTCACTAAAAGAGTAATTTCCATTTATCCACACTTACTATAGCCGCAATCTTGACAGACCGGGCATCCACCTGCATAAATTAGGTTTGGTGATTGACAATCATCACACTTGCCGCCGCCGTCCGCGCCGTCTTCGATATACTTCTTTAATACCCGAGAAACTACAGCCGAAAAGGAAAACATATCAGAATACTTATCTTTCTTTAATTGTTCGGCCATGTATTGAATAGGAACACCGTGCCTTAAGCACATCGATACCATCCTTGTCAAAGACCCATTATTTGGATTGTCGAATACCGAAACCACATCTTTGATTAAGATTTCGCTGCCCTCCTCTCCAAATCTAAGGTCGTATCTTGCATTAACGCTTTTTCTCGGGTTTTTTAGCAAAGTACCAAATTTATATTTCTTGGGGATCTCAATATTACTTGAGAGTCCACCAATTACTTCATAAGGTCTCTCATGAAGTAGTCCAATCAAGATGGTCCAGTCTTCACCCTTGATTGTCGCCCTATGTATTTCACACTTTAAACCTAACGGTCTCTTAGGAGCCTGACTATCCCTGATCTTCTCTTGATCAGACTCACTTAGACCTTTAACTCTCCAACCTACAATTTTCTTTTCAATCTTAACTGTCTGCATTACATATCCCCATACATGCCTTCTTTCAGCGCATCAAACAAATTGGCCGCATTGTGAAGCTCACCATCGTACTCAATTGTATCACTTCCGGATACTGTTATTTCTTCATTATCTGCGAGGATGAAAACGTATTTCGTATTTTCGAGATCCTCTTTGCGAACAAGGACACCTGAAAACGCCTCAGGATTATACCTGAAGGTGGTGATGCCCTTAAGCCCCTTCTCCCATCCCATCATGTAGATCTTTTTGAAATCCTCGAATGGGTAATCAGTAGGAACATTTGCCGTCTTAGATACGGCAGAGTCAACCCACTTCTGAATCTTTGCCTGGATGTTGATATGATCTTCGACAGATAGGTCATTGGAAACCCTCCAATGACTTGGTAGCTCTCTGTCACCATACATCTCTATCCATAGATGGTATTCAAGACTTCTTACGATTTCCTGAACCTTCGTCTTCTTTCCATGCTGCCTGAAGTTTCTTGCGTACTCATCAGTGAAGCTCGGCTCAACACCATTGCTACAGTTGTTACCCCAAGTTAAACTCATGGTTCCTGTTGGTGCAATGCTGGTAGCGTGAGAGAATCTGAGACCATGCTCAAGAATCTCCTGCTCTAATCCATGCCTTAAATCGTCATCAAAGGTTGATAACAACCTCTTCATATATCCTGAATCAATAGCGTTCTGTCTGGACACTATCGTGTCGAAAATGGGAGCATGTCCTTTCTCTTGCGCAAGCTCCATGTTCATAAATAGAGATACTTTTGCAATCGTGTATGCAATCTTATCTGCGAACGCCTGAGAAGCATCATCACCATAAGACATGCCGAGCATGTTAAATACAGTGCCAAGACCTGTGAAGCCTAAGCCATGCCTTCTCTTCTGGAGAATCTGCTCTCTCATTTCAGGCAGAGGCAGGTTGTTGATCTCAACAACGTTGTCCATCATCCTTGTAGCGACAGCAATATCTACTTCGAAAGCCTCCCAATCAAAAAAGGAATCATCCGCAAATTTATTCATCACATATGGAGCTAAAATCATTGAAGCCAATAGGCAACTTGCATTGGCAGGTAAAGGCTGTTCGCCACAATTATGAACATAAATGCCGTTTGCATCAAAAGCGTTTATACCTGGAACCTGTACGTCATAAACGTCGCAAATGCCTCCGTCACTAATTGATGATATCGTTACTGCGTAACTTTCTTTGTTTAATTCTCTTTTGTAGTCACTTAATAAGTTTACTAATTTAGAATGCTTAGTGTCATCAGCAAAGCCAATCAATCTCTCAAAAGTTTTTAAATTACTTTTGCTAATAACTAATTCGTGCTGAGCTTTTGTCTTATAAAGTTTCTTTCCACCTTTCCCGTTAGGCAAAAGTGACTCTCCACTTTCTCGCCTGAATTTGTAAATCTTAGATACGATTCCAAATCTAAGAAGCATTCTTTGCACAGCTTCCAAGGTCTCTAAGTTACTTTGAGCAAGCCTTACAGAAACTCCTTTGCTTTGATCGCCTTGGACCGAGCCATCTGCATCAAAAAGCCCCCTTAAGAACCCGGCAGAAAAGGCATGAGATGCTTTCTCCATTTTAGGAGTAATAAACTTGTTTTGATTGCTCATTCCAAATTCATGCGCCAAATCTCTTATTCCAGACAACTTAAGCCTATACTCATTTCGGCCAGCTATTTTGTGCCAACCCTTAAAATCTGCTCTTTTCTTAAGGTGTCTTATCGACATATTTACACGAGACATAATAGACTCATAACCATTTTCATTGTCAGAACTCCAAACGGACAGGATAGCAGAATCTTTCTTCAGCGTTCCGTCCCCAACGAGTAGCCCCATCAGGTATCCCTGATCTACAGAGTAGACTCCATTCATTTTGTCTGTTCCTAACCAGTAAGCAGAATCACTATGATCATGAAGAATAACTTTATCACCAATCTCAATTTCGCCTGCTTCTTTCCAATTGGAAATAATTTTATCACCATTATTGGAGCTTACTACCATAACTTTATGATTAGGAGTTAATCTTAATTTGAAGCCTTCTTTGGTTTCTAAATTCAAAACCGATTTATATCCGGTTTTAAAAAATCCTTCTGATTGATATGGCTTTCCGTTCACCATCAAGGTGCATTCTTGACCTATAAGATCGGAAACCTGCTTCGGGCCTTCTTCTGTATGAACCCAGGTATCAGAAGGTACACATGGATTCGTAGCTCTAATAACTTCACAGAACCAAAGGATATTATCTCTGTTCACCCTATCGATAAGAATGAATCCAGGCTCGGCGAAATTGTATGTTGATGTCATAATCTTATCAAAGAGTTCAACGGCTCTAAGCACCTTGAATACTCTCTTCTTAAAGATAGTTCCTACTTCGCAGTTACCGCTAAGGACTTCAGTGTGATCTGCTGCATAACTGAAGTAATCGTATTCAGGATATCTGAAAGGGATATCTCCAGCTTTCATCACTGCAACCTCATCTGCACCAATTTCCTCTATGTCACATTTCTCGCAACGCTCCCAGAACCATAGCTTCCACATGGCATCATCTCTAACAGCCGTCATGAAAGCATCTGTGATTAAAACAGATAAGTTAAAATATCTAAGAACGCCATCTTCTCTTTTACAAGTGATGAAATTCTCAATCTCTGGATGCTGAATGTCGAGGCAACCCATTTGGGCTCCACGTCTGCCACCGCCGCTCATAACTGTGCTGCACGTTGCATCGAAGATTTTCATAAAAGAAATGACGCCAGAAGTCTCTGCTCCTGCGCCAAATACATACGCGCCGCTTGGCCTAATTGGGCTGAAATCATAGCCCACACCAGCGCCTGTGCGCAGTGTCATCGCAGATTCTTTGGCGGTCTGCATGATGCCATCCATCGAGTCAGGGATCTGCCTGAGCACCGTACAGTTAATCGGGCTGGCGTCTCGCTTGAGGTCGCCAGCGCCGACATTGGCCATAATACGTCCGCCACCTGCGAACTTACCTTCTAATAGAATTCTGGAAAACTCAACTTCCCATTCTTCTGGTTTTGGCTCAAGTGAT